CCTTTTTCGGATGTGTTATAGTAATCTCCAAATGAGCCGTTGTTGTTGCCGTAAGGCATACAATCGTGCTTTTTGCACCAAAGAGCGATTGCCGCCCATTCAGCATTTGTCATAAGGTGCCATCCTGCACCCTTTGCCTCACAAGCGGCTTTCGCCTGGTCAAAGTTGATTGTGTGCTTTGGTCTTTTGTATGGGAGCGAGTACGCTCTGCCATCCTCGACAATATTCTGATACTTGGAAATATAAATGTATGGTACTTCCTGACCATTGACCTTAAAAGCGGGATGAACACCCGAGCCTGACAAGCCTACATCCGCATAGGTAAATTTCGGAATCTTTACCATTACGGATGGTCTGCCAAGGTCATCCACGATAATCTCGTTGTTTGGAGGTAACACAAGATTTCCCAAGCTGTTACCATCCGCCTGTGTCATTAACTTGATATCCATTATTTACACTCCTCCAATCTGTTGATTTCGTCTCTGATTTCCTGTCTTTCTTCGTGTACCTCCGTCATATCATACGGAAGCTCCTCGCCAATCAAAGAGGCCTCGTTGCATTTGATAACCTTATAATCGGTTTCTGCAAGCTGCTTTTTCAGCTTTTCGATTGCCTCATAGTTCGGATAGGCTTTCCACACAAGGACAATCTTTCCGTCCTGCTCCTCATAAGAGCGTGTGTAGTTATGAGGAATGATGTTCTCCGGAGTTGTAGGTTTCTCCGTTTCCTCATAGGGCAGATAGCCCGCGTTTCTTGCATCCGTTTCCGAATCAAAAGTCGCGAATTGTACTCTGCCGTACTCGTCAAGTTTTGCATACTTGTTCATTGTCTGTACCTCCTAAATTATAAAATTTGTTTTAAGTCAACCTCGCCATTAGAAACGGTGAGATTGTATCTTACACCTGTTACATCATCCGTAACGGTTTTTCCGATATATTTCAATCGGGGTACACCGTCCATGGGGACGAACAACAAATAATCTCCGGTGCCATCTTCGCGTAAATAGTACGCTCCTTTATCGTCTACATCAAAGAATGATACGGGGTAAATGAGCTGACCGTTTACATAGATGTTCGGAGTGCGATTGTAATAAGGTAACTGCGCATCAGGAACAACACCGTCCGAAAGGTCGGCCTTGTTTTCTTCAAGGCTCTTTACCTTTTCAGAGTTTTCCGAAATCTGCTCCGTATGCTCCGCAGAGGTTTCTTGCAGTTCGGCAATTTTTTCCGCGCTTTCTTTACCTTTGTTGCCGGGATAAGCCGTTGAGGATGTTTCCCCGAGCGCGAGGCTCTTTGAAATTTCCACATACTGACTACCACTCCAACGATAAGTAAGGTCGGTGTCGGTGTCAACATAAATCTTTCCGCTTTCCCCAGGCCTTGGGAATGTTGCAAGTGTTCCCTCAATCGTATCATCCACATATGAGGGCAACTGTGCTGACGGTATCTGTCCGCTATCGTTTAGAGTTGCAACACCACCGGCAACACCTTTTTCAGTTGTCGGGATTTTGGTGTCGTCCTCGATTGTGATATCGGCGGATCCGTCAAACGAAACGCCGTTTATTCTTCGGGCAGTTTTCAGCTTTGTTGCAGACAAAACATTCTTGTTTGCATCAGCTGTGTTTTCAACATTGCTAAGCCCAAGTTGAGTCTTTGTTACTCCGTGGGGATTGTTTCTGTTCCCGGTGTGAGATGCAATGCTCTGATACAACTCGTTTATTGCTGAAACAAGATTTGTCTTTGCGGTTGTCAGCAGGTCAGCAACCTTGCCAATCCATCCGAAAAGAATATTACCCTGTTTTGCCGACAGAGCTTTTTCTGCATCTGTACTGTCAAGACTATCCTCAATATGAGTTTTTACCTTGACCGCGAGCGTTGTCCCGTCCTCTAACACGGTAAGCAGATAATCTCCGCTTCCGTCATCACGGACAATAATTTCTCCGTTCGCCGACACATCCACAAAGCGCGTACCGTAAAGAGCTTCGCCATTTGCAAAGAGCGTTTTGCTCTTGTTGAAATACGGAAGATTCGCCTCCGGGATAACTCCGTTTTCGTCAACCTCCGCAAATCTGCCTATGTAGCAGGGCTCAACAACATCTGCACCCTCACAAAGAATATGCAAATATCCTGTGCCAGTATTGTACTTGAGTTCGTCAAAATGGCTTCTGTCAATACCAACCGCTTTTAATGCTTCTGCAATAGCGCCGATTGTTGTTTTATACAGAACATCTTTTGTGTCGCCCTCAAAATCTTCTGTTTGCGTGATGATAATACCAAGACTATCATCAACCTCTGTAATGATAGGTTTTTCCGCAAGTCTAATTGTTGGCATAGTATCTCACCTCCTTATCTTCCTACAATGTAGTGGTATTTGTAGCCGCTGTAGTTTGTTTTCGGATGCGAGCTTGACGAACAGTAGTACACATAGAATCCGTTGTCGACTATCGCCACCTTTATGTAGTGATAATAACTGCTCGGACTTGATGTTACATCCGTGTAAAGGTATGTCGTGCTGACAACCGCATTCATACCGTCAAGTGCCAATCCGTTGTACTGAGGATAACTATATTCATTCCAATAGTTATCGCAAATAACCTTTACAAACTTTGGTCTGTACCCAAGATTGATAAAGCGGTAAGAGGAGTTGTTACCTGTGTACTCACCGATTGCAATTCCTCCAACCAAATTTCGCAAGGCATCAAGATTTGTAACTCCTGTACCGCCCATAGATACCGGGAGTGTACCAAATTGTGGATTGCCGGCAGATGGAGAGTAGAGTGCGCCCGTACCTCTTACAACGCTACACGCATTGGCACCATTCGCTTTAATCAGACCTCCGCTTGTTGGGGAGGATATTCCTGTACCACCACGCTGAGGGCTTAATGCACCTGATGTAATATCCGCTGCCGAGTGTTCGTGTTCGTCTTCGGCTGCTCCGATAGAGCCGGGAGATAAATTATGTGGATTGTCTGTATCTCTCAAATGAGAAATAAGACTTTTTACCGCCTTTGCTATCTTACCGAAAGCCACACTCAATTTTTCACCGCTTGTCAACTCTCTTTCCGTAACCTCTAAATTGTATGTGGGGGTTTGGTCGTTTGTTGCAACATTCGGTACAAGGCCAAGACCAACCTGTGCCTTTGTTACCTCGTGAGGATTTTCCTTATCTGCGACGTGCGCATCAAACTCCGTCTTTGGTGCATACAATACAGATTCCGACAAGATTGCCGTTACGCTTGTTGCATCTCCAACGGCAATTACCAAAGCTACCGTTTGCTCTGCAACGACATCTGCAGCATTTGCTTTCAGCATACCTGCATTAGCTCCGTCATTGGAATACGCATAAAGCACTTCGACATCATCCTCGCCTTTACAGAAGATGCCGAGTTCTCTCCAACGGAAATCACTTGTTATGTATGTACTGTCAAATGTTCCCGTCAGCTTAACAAATCCTGTTTGGGATGTGTCTATTTCGTTGATGGCGAATTCTACAAGAGGGTTAATCAAATCCAACATACCGGCAATTTCGGTTTCTGACAATTCGCCGTTACCGATTTTGAATCGGGTAAAGGTAATTGTTTCTCCCGCGATTGCTCTCAGTAACAGATTTTTCCCTGCATCTGTTATTGTAGGTGCAACTGATATCATTTATATCCCTCCTAATCTAAAAGTAATCGTCCGTTTTCGTCCAACAACAGAGCATCATTTTCATCAACGAGGAAGTTGTATTCGCTCGGGTCAATTCCGCCGACAACCATCTCTGTTTTTGTTCCGCCCTGCATAGCAAAGCCGACATACACATTTGTTGATTTTTCAATGTCTATCTCTATCGTTTCCAAAAGGGACCTTTTGTTTTTGTAATAGCGAATACCATTAACAACTCTTTGGAGCTTGTCATAGTCCGTCAGCACTTCTCCTAATTCAATGTAAATTTTGAAATAATGGGGATTGCCTCCGTACTGCCACCACTCCTGAATCTTTGCATTTTGGAATATGGCCGAAAATGCAAGATAGCTTGATAACGGTGTTCCCAAAGTTCTTTTGACGTTCCAACACTGCTTAAATGTCTCTCGTTTTTCAGTAAGTGAAAAGTTTTCATCCCACCAATCGACTTTGAAATCGTATGCCAGGATATCAAGCAGAGGCTCCTCAAGGTCATCAATTCGAGCATACAAGGCAAGGATGTCGTTATCCTCATACAGTTCGACAAGCTCCTGCGCCGTTACTGATGCAAGAGCCAACTGCTTTTCGTCCTCCGCAAGAGAGGCAGGAAAGGTTGTAAGCAGATTGTCAGCTGTAACAAGTTTACTCATCCTCATAGCCTCCGTTCGTTACTGATATTGTTCCGAGTGTCGCAATTTGCGGAACATCATTATTTGCACCGCTTCGCAATGATGTGAAAACCGGCTCGCGAATCTGCATTCTCTTTATACCGGCCTGCATCAGATTAAGGCGGAGCCTGTCGGGGTTAATATCCCTGCCAAGCTTTGCACACTGCCAAGCGACATACTCATTGACCGCACTTGTTACTGCGGTTTCTATGTCCGTCAGCGTAAGTTGCGTTTCTTCCGAGATGTAATATGTGAAATCAATATTGTAGCCGACAGTTTCGGGGTCTTCTACTTTCACACAATCCGTCAAAGGTCTAACACTTTCAGCGCTACACGCATCATAAATTGCTTCTTTGATTGTTTCACTCGCGATAGTTCCGTCATCCATAAGGGCATATAAGTAAACATAGCCCGCTTTTCGTTGAAGAACATTCACGCCTATTTTATTTGCAGTTGCAACAGCCGAATCAGCCTCTATGGCAAGAGTTATCAATCCGTTAATGTAGGAAACAGTATAATCGGTTTCCTCCTCTAAAAGCGTCTCAAAATCCTCTGTGTAAACCTTGATTGTTTCTGTGTCGATTTGGTCGCCTCCGATAAACGCGAATTGATTGCCCTCTCCATC